AATTTCTGGTGGTGGTGTCATAATCCTTGACGAGGACTACCTTGTTGATCATATTGCAAGTTATACACTTTTGCCAGATACAGTTTTTGACACATACAAACTTACAGTCTCTGCAAGCGCATACTGGGAAGATCAACTACCTCTAACATATTTTGCAGAGTCCGTTCTTGATAAAAGAGGCGACCAGTATTTTGATCTTGACTTTATTCAGTTTAACATAGACTACCCAATACCTTCAAAAACAATTGCCATAGAAACAAAGCCAGAAAGTTGGACCTATGCAGAGTTGGCAAATGAATATGGCCTTCCAGTTCAAAGAACATACGAGTCGCTAGATAACTACTTGTTTACTGGATACAATGACTACGAAGATTTAAAAAATAAAATATCAAAAGATTATCGTTATGATACGGACGGAGCAAATATAAAAACATATGTAACATTTCAGTACACAGAGTTGGGAGCAAATCAAACTTATTTTTATTTTACAAAAACAGAAAGACCATCAAGGAATGGGGTGCTAATCCCTGGCTCAGACTGGATGACAACAAAATACGAAGTTGTAGACAACATGATTATATATCCGCCATCAGGTGTAGATTTTAATGATTTGTCAATTGTTACACATATAGAGATGAATGTTAAAAACTCAGAAACAAACAACGTTTCAATTAAAAAACTTTCATATGCCTCACAAGCACTTAACGAATCTGATGCAAGCCCTATTGGAACAAGATTTGGAACATCGATTTATCCATATACAAAGACTGGAATTTATTATGATTTTAAAAGAAATAATCCTTTTGCAATCTATACTGGATCATCTCCATATTTATATCTAACCAAAACCAGCGGAATTCAATTAAAGGGAAAGTATGACCCTCTAATAAATAGAGGGCTTATGATTCCAGTAAACGAAAGTAGGTCTGAAGGATTTAAGGTTATAGCAATGCAAATGGCTGTTAGGTTTGATGGAGACTATTTCCCTTATGCCCCAACTCAAATATTTGAGGTGCAAAGCAAAGACTCTTACATAAAATTTTATATGGTAGCAAGTGACCCTTCTGGACGAAGAGCAAAAATATATGCAATAGATGCAAACACAGGACTTATTCAAAATGGTATTGGATTTTATTGGAATGGAAAGGTAGTAAAAGAGCCAGTAATAACTCTTCAGGAGTGGGGATTCCTTGGAATCAATTTCTCAAGCAGTCTAAACTTTTCATTTTTTGAAGGAGCCGTAAGATTAACAGGACCACTATTATTTAATAGCATTTCTTACTATCAATCTACCAACCTGCAAGAAGTTCAGAACATAGCAGAAAGACCATGGTTCAGAGTAAAGGTTTTGGGATCTTATGAACTTGACTGGGAGTTCTGGGATAGTGGGTCGTTTAACTGGAATAAAGTCTTAGTTTTGTCAGAAACAAGTTATTATGGTGTCAATCCTTCAGACGTATACAAGAGTTATACGGGAACAAATAAGATAATTGTGGATGATGATAGGCCTATTAGTTTTGGAGAATACGCATATACCATCTTTACAGATGTAAATTGGAACCAGTTCGTACAAGATCCAGTGTAATATGGTATACTTATAGTTATGGATTCGCTAATAGACCCAAAAACTGGACAAGTCATTGAAAATAACTATGACTGGGGACTTTACGTATATAAGAAAGCAAACGGCAAGTGGTTTACAGATGGTAATGGCTCAGTTCTTAATATTCCATCAGACAAAAACGATATTTCTAGAATTGCGGAATTAAAGAAGACTGCCATGTATTATGGAGATCCAGGCGATGGTACTTGTGTATTTGTTCCAGGGCTAACAAGAGTAACAGAAGAAGAATATTCAGAGCAAGTTGATCGCTTAAAGGCTGGACTTATTCCTTCCCTTAACGACCTTGGCGCTGTTCAAGCAGCAAAGGATACAATTGCTAAGTATGGAGACGAGGAGTAATCATGCAAGATAATGAATATGAAATCGGCGCAAGAATTGATGATGCACCAAAGAAAGATGATACTTTTTCAAAATCAGACCCATTTAATGGTAATTGGGATACACTAAAATCTCTTGATGGATTAGATGCAAATTTTAAAAGACGGACAAATAGACTTTCAAGCAAAATGGTTGAGCCAACAACTCAATACACAACAGCAGCACTTGCTGGAAAAAGCGGTATTGATGGAGCACAGTCAAAAGAGATAAACCCAGGGCTAGTATATGTAAATGGGTATGGAATGTTTGATGTTATTACACCACCATGGAATCTATATGAATTAGCAAACTACTACGACACATCATTTGCTAACCACGCAGCAATTGATGCAAAGGTTGAGAACATTGTTGGACTTGGTTATGAGTTCAAGGTTTCTCCAAGAACAATGATGAGACTTGAAGCATCGGAAGACAACAGTGCAACACAGAAGGCACGAAAGAGAATTGAACGAGCAAAGATTGAAATGCGTGACTGGCTAGAGTCTCTTAATGATGACGACTCTTTTACCGCAACAATGGAAAAGGTTTACACAGATCTTCAGTCAACAGGAAATGGCTACTTAGAAATTGGAAGAACAACTCGTGGAGAAATTGGATACGTTGGACATATACCAGCAACGACAATGCGAGTGAGAAGAATCAAGGATGGATATGTACAGATCATTGGAAACAAGATCGTATACTTCCGTAACTTTGGAGCAAAGAACCAAAACCCACTAACAACAGATGCTAGACCAAACGAGATTATTCACTTTAAGCAATACTCACCTCTTAATACATTCTATGGAGTGCCAGACATTATGTCGGCTATTAACTCATTACATGGAGACTCATTAGCCTCACAATACAATATTGATTATTTTGCAAACAAGGCAGTGCCACGTTATGTTGTAACGTTGAAGGGTGCTAAACTTTCTGGAGATGCAGAAGACAAGATGTTTAGATTTTTACAGACAAGTCTCAGAGGGCAATCGCACAGAACGCTATATATTCCACTTCCAGGTGATAGCGAAAACAACAAAGTTGAATTTAAGATGGAGCCCATCGAAGACGGTATACAGGACGGCTCATTTAAAGAGTATCGTAAACAAAACCGTGATGATATCCTGGTAGCACATCAAGTGCCACTATCAAAACTTGGGGGTGGCGATTCTGGATCTATAGCAGCAGCACTTGCACAGGATCGTACCTTTAAGGAGCAGGTTGCACGACCAGCACAAAGACAATTAGAAAAAATGATCAACAAAATAATTCGTGAAAAGACAGATATTATTGAGTTCGTATTTAATGAACTTACACTAACAGATGAAATAGCACAGTCTCAAATCCTTGAAAGATATGTTAAGAATCAGATAATGACTCCTAACGAGGCAAGAGTTGTTTTGGATATGCCACAAAGAGACGGTGGAGATGAGGTTCTAGACTTAAGTCCAGCAGCATCATCCGAAGCAAGAACGACAAGATCTAGAGATGCAGAAAGAACAAATAACAATTCCGACAGCACTTCAACAGTTGCTGGAAGAGCCCCAAAGGGAGAGGGAAGAAAAACCCCATAATGTCCAATATGTCCAATATGTGATATATGTATAAAATGGGGCTTATAATATAATGGTGAGCAATGTATCCAAAGCCCATTGGAATTCAGATGGGGAAAATCTTCGTCTTTCGATGCCTTTTAATAAGGTAGACAAAGAACGTCGTATCGTTTCAGGTTTTGCGTCACTAGACAACCTTGATAAGCAGATGGACATCGTTACATCAGAAGCATCAATGAATGCCTTCGCAAAATTTCGTGGGAACATTAGAGAAATGCATCAGCCATTAGCAGTAGGCAAGATGATTAACTTTAAAGAAGATAAGTATTTCGATCCAGATACAAAGAAGTTCTACAAGGGTGTTTTTGTATCTGCATATGTTTCAAAGGGTGCACAGGATACTTGGGAAAAGGTTCTTGATGGAACACTAACAGGTTTTTCTATTGGCGGAAGAATGAACAAGTGGGATGACGGATACGATGAGAAGTCAGATTCACAAATTAGAATTATTAAGGATTATGATTTAGTTGAGTTGAGTCTTGTAGATTCCCCAGCAAATCAATTTGCAAATATTGTATCAGTTGAAAAGGTTGATGGCGTAGATGTTATCAAAGCAGATTCAACAGTGCTAGAAAATGTTTTTTACGATAAAGAAAGTGGAATTGTTATATCATCTGAAAACGATTCAGAAGTTAGCCCCGTTACTGGAGAGCAGATGGAAAATATAGGGTTCGTTGAAAAAACGGATGATGAAAAAACAACAATGATAAAATTCTTAGTTGATAGTGCTAAAGGCATTAATACTTCTAAGATTAACAAGGAGGTACAACCTATGACAAAATCAAAAACACAAGTTGAAAAGACAGATGTAGTTGAAGATGTTGTGGTCGCTCCAGAGGCAGATGCCGTGGTTGAAGAAGTTACAGAAGAGGTTGCAAAGGCAGAAGAGACTGAAACAGCAGATGTTGCTAAGTCAGACGAAGTCCCAGCAGCAGAAACTGAAGAAGCACCAGTTGCAGAAACAGTTGAAGAAGTAGCAGACGCAGACGCAGATGTATCTAAGTCAGATGATGTAGTTGCAGAAGCAGTTGCTGAAATCAAGAATAATCTAACATCAGCCTTTAGCGATCTATTATCAACAGTAAAATCTTTGCAAGCAGAAGTAGAACTTCTTAAGTCTTCAAAGGTAGATGTTGACACAGTAAAGGATTCATTTGCAGCAGTTGCAAAAGATATTGCAGCAGTATCAAGTGAATTTAATGAATTTGGAAAACGAGTAGACGCTGTGGAAGCAGACACCGCATTCCGAAAGTCTGGAGATATCGGCGATATCTTCCAGTCTCAGCCTGAAATGGTTGAAAAATCCCTATGGGGCGGTAGTTTCCTCAAAACAGCCGATCTATTCAAATGAACAAATCACTAGGAGGTGACAATATGTCAGAAGAAATAATCAAAAACCAGCCAGGCGCTGCGGGAGATC